AGTTCGCATTTGTAAAGACACACTTACAGGAAGAGTTCTGGACTTCGGTTTTACCAACTCTATCTTGTTTGTCGGGTGATACTTTAATCTTTACACAAGACGGTTTGAAAGAAATAGAAGAATTCCACAAGGAAAAAAATGTGGGAGACTATTTTGAGATAAAAGGCTTGGCCACATGGGGGATCGGTGGAAGAGAACGTGTTTCCCATGGTTATGTTAGTCCGGAATCTGAAACCCAAATCATTACAAATCTTTGGGGGATGGAGGTGGAAGCCACGCTCAAACACCCGTTTTGGGTTGCTGGGCCGGATGGTCCATTCATGAAACCCAATCAAGAATTATCAGAAAAAGACTATATTCGTGTAGATTCTGGAATGAACATGTGGGGTAATAACACATTGAAACCAGAGCATGCATATATGCTAGGTGGTTATATTGCAGAGGGTTGGACGCAGAAGAAACACACAACAGGTAAAGCATACAGTATTCTGGTCTCGAATACAGATGACGAATTCAGAGATGTATATTTAAACTCTAATTTGATAAAGGAATTTACACAACATAGTCAAGAATCTCATAAGTTGGTTTGTAGTTCTCTAGAGTTGGTAGAAACTTTTGAGAGTTGGGGCGTTGACGTATACGCGAAATGTTACGAGAAAACCACCCCAAAGACTATTTTTACTAGTTCTAAAGATACCGTAACAAACTATTTAGCAGGACTTTTCGATGGAGACGGCTCCATTACAGATCGTTCTATAAACTTAACAAGCACCAGCAAGAAGTTGCTAAAAGAAACACAATTATTACTATTGAATATGGGAATCATCAGTAGAGTATATATTAATGATGGTACTAAAAAGAGGCCAAGAAGAATCGCCAAAAACAACAGTGTTACTCAAACCTGTAGAGACTCGTATTCTCTCAATATACCGTTGTCGCAGTATGAGTTGTTTAAACAAAACATACCCATACGAATACAAAGAAAAATCGATAAACTAAATCACATCATTTCAAATAGAAAGCAAGATGACTACAAACAGTTCACAATCCCTTGTGATGTTATTACACCAACAATAAGAAAGATTTTGAAAGAATGCAATCTTACGATAGGAAGAGCGAGAACCGAGTATAACATTCGCTTGGATAAAATACTGGACGGGAAATCTGGTAGAGTCTGTACCAACCAAAAATTTAATCTATTTTCCGATATGGTGAAAAAAGAAAATAGTGTTGTTTGGGAAAAACATAAATCATTTTGGGATGGATATTTGGTGAAAACCTCATGGGTGAAAATAAAAAAAATGACTCCGTCTTATCAGAAAAAGACCTATGATTTTACTGTTCCCGGATCACATTCATTTTTACAGTCCGGGTTCATGGGGTCAAATACAGGTGGTTCATGTATCATTTCAAGCACCCCAAATGGCAACAGCAATCGATTTGCACAAATGTGGAGAGAGGCAAACAATGATGGGGAATTTGTTCCTACACATGTTCCGTGGAACGCTCCTCCGGGTCGAGATGAAGATTTCAAAAAGCAACAGATTAGCATCCTTGGAAAAAGAAAATGGCTTCAAGAGTATGAGTGTTGTCATGGAGATACATTAATTGAGCTTTCTAATTCAGATGGTACTAGGTTTGTCAAGGTGCCAATTTGCATGGCTTACGAGGCATTGGAACGGGACGTTGATATATTTGACATGAATCCCGGAATTCTTACAGGAAAGTATGTAGTTTCCCCACTAGACGGGAAAAAATATTGTAGATGTAACGGCCAATTTTTTAAACATATAAAAAGCTACGGTTATTGTTCGTATCAAGATTTTTTTGAATCATTATTTCCGGCCCACATAAAGTATTGCGGTTGTGGTAATAGGGCCAGTTTCAAGAATGCATCAATGTCGTACTATAGTGGATGTGGCGAAATATTCTGTAGGAATAGAAATATATCATCTAGGAAGAAAAAGTTCACGAAAAAAGACTGGCAGGTTGTCGCAGACCGGTATAGAAAAACAATGTCTAAAAAAGAACCAGATGAAATAAGAGAGATTATAGAGCGAAGAACGAAAAATGGACACGCGAATTGCAGCTACAAAAAATCGGTAACCAAGAGGCGAAAAACCTGTACTGAACGCCATGGTAGTTCCGTTTATAATAATCCTAGCAAAATATCTTATACCAAGAAAAATTGGACAAAAGAAAAAAAGGAAGAATTTTTGTCAAGACTCAAGGAGTCTCTCGGCGGGAGATGGTTGAATGACTATCATGACGAAAAAATGTATAAAAGACGGAGAAAAACTTTAGAAGAAAGTGGGAGTGTTGTCCCAATAGAAGCATTATCCGAGTGGGAGTTGTATCGAAATGAAGTTCGAAATCTCACAAAAAGGAATTACAGAAAATTCAAAAAGATTATTAATCCAAATAATTTGCCTAGAGGAAACGGAAGAGGCAAATATCATCTCGATCATATAATTCCCGTTTTATACGGTTTTTTGAATGATGTCCCTGTAGAAGAAATGGCCGGTGTGGATAACTTACAAATGTTGTTGGATAAAGATAACAGGAAGAAATCGTATAAGTACGAGGGGGTATACGATGGTCAAGAATGATAAGGGATGGAAGATACTCGCGAAAAACGGATTCGAATCTTTTGCCGGTATAGCCAATCAGGGTAAGAAGGAAATATTGGAAATTCGGTTTACAGACAAAACTTCGGTTAAGGTTTCGCTCGACCATGTACTGTTTAGCTTAGATTGTGAAGAAGTGTCGGCTAAAACTATAGTTTCAGGGGATAAAGTTCTTTCCACTGACCCAAAACACCCAAAAACTGTTCAGGATGTTTTCGAAATAGATGGTGCAGAAACTTTTGATATTATAGAAACTGAAAGCAATACATATTTTTCAAACGGAATATTGAGTCATAACTGCCACTTTCTTTCATCAGACGTAACGTTGATTGACAACTTTGCACTCACCCAAATAGAGAAAAAGCTCGACGATTTATACAAGTCCAATGGTGGTGAGCCTATTATTGAAATGACGGTGGCTGACGTAGATTTTTTCAAAAAGCCCAAGAAGTCTCTCGCTTATATTGTCAGTGTTGACGTAAGTACGGGGTCTGGTAAGGACTATTCTGTAATACAAATAACCGAGTTCCCTACAATGCAGCAAGTTGGTCAGTTTAGGTCTAATCAGACTTCGGAAAAGTTTTTGTATTCAAAGTTGAAGAATATACTATTGTTCTTGGAACAGAACAGTAAAGAGGTATATTTTTCCGTAGAAAACAACGGTGTGGGGTCTAGCATTTTAGCGATGTATGAATTCGATGATAGGCCGCCGACTAAGTCATATTTGATATCAGATTCCATAGGGAACAGGTTGGGTATAACAATGTCAGAGCAGGTAAAAAGGCGCACTGCATTGAAACTAAAATCCATGGTGGAGACTGAAGCCTACAAAATTCTTTGTCCTGTTTTAATTAACGAATTCAAAAATTACACAAGACAGGGCGCAACTTTCAAAGCTGAAGCAGGTGCGACGGATGACATCATTGCTTCTTTGTTGATCATGGTTCGAATTTTAGAAGAAATGGCAGATTTCAACCCATACGCATATGAGAAAGTTTATAACGCGAAGGGATATGATGATAAACAGGATGAATGGGAAGAAACTTTTGTAGAAAACCCGAATAGTCTGGATGATGCACCAATGCCTATTGTATTTTGATAAATAGAAAAGACCCCAACCGAATATTATGAAACTGAAATCCCTTTTCGAAAGAACCATGAATTCTTTAGTCACTGTCACTCGTCAAAATTTTGGAGGTGGTAGGGATGATCGGTCGCACGTGGTCCAGATAAATAATGTTAGGTATATACCGTCTGTTCAACAGGGGTGGCTTGAGGTCCGATGCGATACTACAAGTACCAACAGTGGAAACACTTACGAAACAGTTATTCGGTTTGATGGTGTTAAGTATATCGGAAAAGAAGAATTTAATTCTTCGGTAAATGATCCTTCAATGCAGGTGGTTGATTTAACTGGAACGGATGGAAATTTGTATTATGCTAGATATGACAATGCCAGATCGTTGGATGTTCAAGTAAGGTGTACTTGCGAGGATTTTAGATGGAGGTTTGCTCCATACAACCATGGCGATGGTAGTTTGCATGGAAACCCACCACCCGTGTACAGTAAGAAAACTAATAGACCTCCCGTTAATCCAACACGAAGTCCGGGCGTCTGTAAACATTTAAGAAAGCTAAAGACCGTATTAGAAAGAGAAGATTTTTTCAAATTGTTGTTGAATTAAAAGTTTTAAGACTCTAAACTGCAACAATGAAAAAAGAGGCACATGGGGTGCCTACAAGAACGATCCAAAAGATCAACAAGAAAGCAAAGCTAAGAACCTAAAGGAGAAAAAGCATGCCTAAGAAATCAATGAAAGAAATTCGAGCACTCGCCAAGAAAAAAGTGTCTGGTGAAGAACGCAATACCAAACGCTACAATCCAGACGTATACCCGTTTTGGAAGATGAACGAGGGTGAAGTAGCAACAGTAAGATTCCTCCCGGACAAGAATACAGACAATGATTTTCCTCTAGTAGAAAGATTAGACAACTGGCTTACCATAGACGGTAAGAAGAGAAGAATCACAAGCCCCAAAACATTCGACCCCAAAGCGAGATGTCCTATTGCGGAACTATCCGCAAAGTACTATGATGCGGGAGACGAAGAGAATGGCAAATATTACTACAGAAGTGCAACACATTTAGCTAGAGCATTGGTAATTTCTGACCCTCTTCCACCCGATCCAGAAACCGGCGAAACTTATAAAGGTAAGGTTGTCACCCTACAGTTGGGTTATCAGCTTTACACCAAGTTTATGGAAGACCTTGGAAACGTTTTCGATGATGATGATGCTCTACCATGGGATTTAGAAGAAGGTTTTAATTTCAATCTTAAGAAAATCACCAACAAAGGCGGACAGGCCAAGTGGGACTCTTCTTCCTACTTCGACCGCAAACCTTCCCCTATTCCGGACGAATATCTTGAGAACATAGAATTGATCGACTTGCGGGAACTCCTAGGAGAGCCCACTACTTATGATGAAGTGAACGAACTCCTAGCCCAGCACCTAAACGGTTCTGTGGATAAAGATGGGGATGACGATCTAGACAAGAAGAGGGTTGGTACACAGAATTCCGAAAAGTCTTCTAAGAGGGCAGCAGCCCTAGCTAGGTTGAAGGGAGAAGATGTGTCTGAAGGAGAAGGGTTCGATGATGTTCCCGACTTTGATGATAGCACTGGATCTTCGGACGATGGTGACGACAGAACAGAGGCTGCTGATGACGATGACGGTGACGATCTAAGTGATCTTCAAAACTTGATTCGGAATAGAAGAAAGTCTGCTTGAGTTTCAACCATCAAATAGATTGTTAAAATCGGACCAAGCCTATATCCTAGATATAGGCTTTTCCTTTATCAAAAAACTAAGGAGATAATAATGAGTAAAAGCAAATTTATGAAATCGATGGACGCCCGTGGAAAGCTTGACGGGGTTAATGTTCATTCGGCACCACCCCGCCTTTGGCTGAGTACGGGAAATTGTGCAGTGAACAAGGTCATATCGGGAAAATTTTATAGAGGATACGCTGGAGGAAGACTAGCTATGATCACAGGTCCATCTGATTCGGGAAAGAGTTTTCTTGCAATGTCTGCTGCGGTACAGGCACAAAAAAATGGATACGGCGTGTTCATTGTGGATAGTGAAAACGCCATAGACGACAACTACATGGAAGCCGTTGGATTGGATCTAGAAGACGAGTTGTTGATGTACAACAGTGTCAATTCCTTAGAATCTGGGAAAAAGTTGATCTCTGAATTCATTCAAGAATACAGGGCTAACAAAGAAGACCTTCCTCCGTTCCTTCTTTTGATTGATAGCTTAGATGAGCTAAGAACAAAAGCCCATGTTGAAAAAGAAGAAAAGGGTGTAATACACAATGATCAAGGCCAGAAGGCCAAACAATTGAAACAATTGGGTGGTGATATAATGCATGAGATTCGAGATCTTGATATTTTTTGCGTTGCCACTAAGCAACCATACCAAAATCAAGATCTTATCATGAAGAAGGTTGATCCGTATATCATAACTGAGTCTATGAAGTTTCCATTTTCTCAGATTGTTATGTTAACAAATCGTCGAGTCAAGGATGCAAAGACCAAGACTGTTGAGGGTATTGCTTTGAACGTACTGGGGTATAAAACTCGTTTTGCTAAGCCTCGTCAGAAGGTGACGATTGAAGTACCATACGATACGGGCATTGATCCGTACAACGGTTTGTTGGACATAGCGGAGAGCTTGGGGGTAATTTCTAAATCTGGGGCATGGTATTCATATAAAGATGATAAGTTTCAAACCAAATCGGCAGATGAAGAAACCCTAAATAAAATATTACAAGACCTCATCGAATTAGATGATAATGGTGATCATTTTATTGATACATTGAACGAAGAGGAGTCAGATGACTAAAAGCTTAAAAGATGTTATTTTGGAGCGCGACCGTGTATACGCTGATAGTGTTAGAAAAATCTCTCTACTTTTTGTAGAGAGATTGTTTTCTGCAATCGAAGTTGTATTGTTTAATGGGCATGATGTTGATATGATCATGGGAGATATCAACATAGTACCACAAAATTTAAACTATGTCACCCTAGTGATGCTCGTGACAATCAACACAAACACACAGGAACAAAAGAAAACGCGGGTAGCCAACACGCTAGCATTTCCCATCCCTATTGACATTCTAGAAAAAGGAACAGTAACTGATATTATTGAGTATCTAGAAGCTCTTAAAAATGATGTAGAGGCAACGAGTAAGCCCGTACCATCTGAAATGAAAGAAGTGGGGGTACGCCAAAAAATTGTTGATAGGGTCAATTATAGGGATATAGACGGAGAAGAACTTCAGTTGGACGACATACAAAAAGAGTTAATAAAATTCACACAAGTTACCGAAATAAAACATTGAGATTATTATGCAGAAGAAACAGATAGTATTAACAGCCAAAGAAGCTGAAAATTTTTTGAGTTTATTGGATGAATATGAAGACCGTCTTTCTGGGTGGAAAAAAAATGTTTCTTTGGACAATAAAAACATTCAGATGGTTAATATAGAACAAGTCGCTTGGATAGCCTACTATGACGAAATCAAGGTGGAATTGAAACATTATCTTGATGATCTAGATCGAAGATTGAAAAGACAGAAGGCTATAGCTATTAAAGTAATATATGATACCATGCAAAAGTCTATCACTGATCGAATGGTAGACAAATTAGCAGAAGAGAATAAAGATTACGAAAACATATATGCGCTATACTTAGAATTTAAAAATTTGTATGAACGAGCAGACATGATTGTAAATGCTTTTCAACAAAGGGCGTATGCGATAAACAACATCGTAAAAATTCGAGAAAAAGAACTTCAGGGTATTACACTTCATATATGAGTAAGAAAATAGCAACCGTCCGTCTTATAAATGAGGTTCAAGCCGCAATCAACGGAGTATCACCCCGTGAGTGTAAGGAACTGAGTGACGAGTTTTCGTTTTTTGCGAACAATTATTTCTTTAATCCTGAGTTTCAACTAGAACGTTGGGACGGAAAGACCAAATTTTTTACACCCGGTGGTGTTACTTATATTGAAATGCTCCCAGATGTTCTATTTGAACTTAAGGACATGGGGTATTCGATAAAGCTTAAGGACGAAAGAAAACCTTTTGATCTTGTTGTAGAAAAAATAGGAAAAGATTATTTTAGCGAGTATGGTTGGACCATTGCTGACCATCAATTGAAAGCAATTAATGCAGTAACTGAAAATAACCACAAAGGGATAATAAAGGTGGGG